CAAAAGGTAAGTCTTTTTCTACTTCAGGAACAATTACTCGTCTTAGGTGTTCTTCAATTTTATCAGGAGTAGCTCCCATGCTTTGAATAATCCAATCAGCGTACATACCAACTGGCATCGGATTCCAACGTCCTTGACCAAAACCTAAACCGCCTCCTCTTATACTACCAAGCCAATCTAAAATTCTATCCAGAAATGATGTAAGTTTTTCCATTACTTCTTACCCAAAGAAGACATACTTTTTATACCGAAACTAGCAGCTATCGCACCTCCTAAAAATGCTTTGTAATAATCGGGCATTGTGGCAAGGACTGCAAATCCTTCCTGTACGTAAGGAACCATACTGGGTATGAAAGCTCCTATAAGTGGTAAGCTTAAAACTAAAGCAAACCATTCGTCCTTCCAAGAGTTCTTTGATGCTTCCGCTTGGGTAGTTTCCCAGTCAGCGTCAGCCTGTATACGCCTCATTTTAGAATCATGTACAGCCTGTTTTTCAGCAGCCCTATTATTAAGGAAAGTTCCTGCTAAATTAGTAATTGGCCCTAGTAATGATTGCCACATGTTCTAAAATTATGCCTTTAAATTAATATTGGAATTTTGAGAAGAATAATTTTTTAATTGAACTCTTCCGTCTGCAAATTCGTAGTAAACAGTCCTAAACACTGTCTGGAGTCTATGTTCTTCACCATGTTTCTTATCGTGACGAACGACTTCCACTGTATTGTGTTTGGCCCACGTACCTGTGGGTGATGCTGATGAAATTGGATCTATCATATAAAAAAGGGACTACTAGCGTTATTACTAGTAGCCCCTGTTTCTATTAGCTGGCAGGTACAACCAAAGTCAAACCTGAAGCTGGTCTGAGTACCGCTACACCGTAAAGGGTGTCAGAGGTAAACAGGTTAGCCAACCATTCCTGCTTGTACTGAGTCTGTGATCTAACACCGACTTGCTCCGCAAGAACCATTGCGTCTCTGTGGAACAACAAAGCTCCAATAGAGTCCACTGAGCTAGCTGAGTTATCACCAGCAGCTTCAACAGTAGGACAGTTGGTGCTAACGTAAACGTCAATACCGTAAAGCTGCCCAATCTTACCGTTAACAACCGTAGAGTTATTAACAAAGTCAGAACTAACGTATCGTGAGATACCCATAATAGTGTTTCTCAACACTGGAGGAATAACAAAATGTCTGTTATCCATAGGTACGTCTTGATCGTCTAGCTTCTGAATAATGCCACGGAAAGCGTCGTCTTCAAATACGTCCGCAGAAACAACAGTGTCTACTGTGTAAGTTGAAAGACCGTTTGAGGCATCGTTAAAGAAAGTACCAGCATTGTTTGCATACGTAGTACTTGTAGTACCGGAAGTACCAAGGCCAGTAGCCAAGCTGTGTAGATCAGTATCTACTTGAGTAGCTAGGGCATAACCAGCGTCTTCCGTGTAGAATTGACGTAGGGAGGACAGAGCCTGTACGTCAGTAATGTCTTCAATAAGACGAGAATATTCATAATGCTTGTTGATTGAAACCTGAACTTCAGATTCACTTGCATTTTGAACGGTTACTGCGGTGTTTTCCGCTTTCGCGTGTGCATCACCACGGACAGGCTTGGGTACATGGATAGTATCCCCTTTTTTACCTGACATAGACATTTTCTTAACCAGATTAGCCAGAACTAGGTTCTTCTGATATGCAGCGATAATCTCATCACTCCATATCTCTGGTATAAAGGTTGCTGCGCTGGTGTTGTCTACAAAACCACCAGTGGCAGGATATGTTGAATCAGTCATTGTTAGTACCTCCTAAGTACTATCTGACCCTCTTTTCTTCATACGCCTTTAGAATTTCTTCCGACAAAGACGCATAACGATCAGGGTCGTTTTTCATAAGTCTAATAATGTCTTGTCGTCTATAGATTTTCTTGGGGGAAGCCTCTGAGGAACCTCTGGCAGAGCCTGTACTAGCGCTCTTAACCGCCTGTTTCCTGTCTTGCTTCTCCGCTACAGCAGTCTGAGTAACCGCTTCCTGACGTTCTTTGTACAAAGTAAAAAGTTCATCAGCAGCTTCATGGTTATACTCTTTGTCCGCTGCAACAAACAATTGAGTCCTAATATTGGAAGCTTTAATCCAATCAGCAAACTTTGGATCTTGGAGTATTTTCTCCATGTCCGGATGACGAGTCTTTAATTGATTTAAAGCGGTCGTCTTCCTGTATTCCTGATTAATATTCTCAGCTTCTTTAATCTTAGGATGATTCTCTATTGCTTTCTGTACTGCCTTTTCCGGATCAGTAAAGAAATCTACATCCTCTTCGACTGTTTGAGTCGGTGCTGTTTCTTTAGTGAGTTGTGTCTGTATGTAGTCGTCAACTACCTTTCGTAGCTCACCCACTTCAGAACTTTGTCTGCCCAAAAGCTTTTCAGCTTCCTGATGCATTTGGACAAGTTCCTGCGCGGACTTGTTACGATACTTGTCAGGAAGTCCTTCACTTTCTTCAGGTTGTGGTTGTTGTGGTTCCTCACTAACAACTGCCTGATCCAAGCTGAACTCTTCCTGTACAGGTTCTTGAGTAGTTTCTTCAACTGTTTCCTGACGCTCTTGTTCTATAATTTTAGCCATTATTAAACTCCGTACTAAGTAGTATTGTGGAGGGCTATGAACTCATTTTACGTTCATATTTGATGTGCGATTCTCTATTCTTAACCCAGCGGTCTGCTGCGTCCGGAAAATCCCCACTGATGCCTTCTAACTGACTTCTAATGGGTGAGATTATTCGCTCCGCTTCCAACCCACAACTGCACCTAGTAGTGTGGGTGGAATTTGTTACTAGCTCTTCAAAGACATGCCCTTTACTGCATCTGAAGTCATACAAAACAAATTTATTCATTTGTTTCTTCTGCTAAGGTTCCCTCTTCTTCTGAGGATTTTTCCTCTTCTTCCAATGCGTTCTTATGAGCATTATCCATTTGATTTTCTAGGTTGACTATGGTAGCTAATATAGCTAGCTGGCCCTTCCTGAAATGAAGGTTATCAGCGTCCGTAGTCTGTTCAACTGAATTAATATTTGTAATATTTTGCTGAAAGTCCTTTAAAAGCTGTTTCCAACCTTCGCTTCGGAACATTTCAAAATAGTTATCAAAATAAATTTCTAAGTCTTTGTTCATTTCGGTATTTTACCTTATTGTTAAGAATACCTTGTTATTATATCATACTTTTTGTTAAATGTCAACCCTAGTCCCAAAATTTAGTTGTTCTTGGTAGCATAGTTGGCAAACAATAGGCTGATATGTTGTGTTGTCGGGGTCTTTTGTCCCTAAATGTCACATTTCCGTGTTCTATTGCATGTGCAAACTGGTTACAACGGTAAATGTCCCTAAAATACCAGCCTTCGTTCTCCAATGTATTGCCATTAACAATAACAACTAGCATAAAAGCTAATATTGTCATGTTAACATAGCTATAACTAGAGCTATTATGATAAAAGCTATGATTAAACCTATCCCACTTACGGAAGTCCAAATAAACAAATCGTGCATTAGTTGTTTCCGGGCTTTTTTCTTCTCCAGTAAAGCTCTAACACTAGCTGCATGACGTTCTTTGGATTCTTTTAGGGCGCTCTGGTAGTTTTGCCAGAATTTTTCCCCTTCAACCGACATGTGGCAGATTAATCTTAATTCCTCATTGTAGCGATCAATGGATTGTTTGGCAAAGGCAAGCTTCATTGCTTCCTGTGGTGAAAGAGGTTGAGTAAGACTTTCGCGCTTCTCAATCTCCAGCTTGTTCATCCCGTCTTGGATTCCAGTCATCCTGTCCAAAACGGAATTTACATTGCCCCCTGTCTCCTTGACCTGAGAAATTAGCCCGTTTAAAGCAGATAAGGCCGCAGTTACTGCCGCAACGGACTCAAATATCATTGTACTTTAACGGCCTCTAGGACCAGTTTTACGCATTTTGCTGGCGTTTTTGTTCTGTGAGCGTTTTGCTTTTTTAGCTGCTGATTTACCTGCAATAGTGTAAGGATATTTTTTACCGTTAACCGTGGGCATTATTTAGTCTCCTGTTTCTTTTTAGGTTTTGGGGTTTCAAGATCATCCAACCTCTTGAAGATTTGGTCGAATTTGCTGTTGATCTGTTCCACTAAGTCTATCAATTCCTGCTTGCTGACTACCATTGCCTACTCCTTGTTGTGCTGTAGATGGCTGTTGTTGAAACTTTAGTTCCAATTCCTTTTCTTTGAGTAAAGACTGAGCTATTCTCATTCTTCTTTCAAATTCCCTGTCGTCACCGTCACCTTCCTTAATGTTGGTGGTTATGGCTTTGAT